ATTAGCAGCACTATCAGGTATAGCCGTCACGTTAGATTGTACTGTATCTATTAATGCAGTTACAGTAGTATAGGTAATATGGTCATTAGCGTCACTACTAGAAGTAAGAGAAGATACGTTATCCTGAACTAAATCTACATTAGATTTCACACTCCCAATAGAATTAGTTAAGGTTACTGCTATGTTAGCATCATTTTCTAGAGCAGCTGCTATTTCTGCTAAAGTATCTAAAGTAGTAGGTGCTGATCCTATAACAGAAGTTAAATTAGCTTGTACAGTATCAATTAAGCTACTTACTGTAGTATAAGTATTATAGTCATTAGCATTATGTGATGTTGAAGCATTAACATAAGCTAGCACTTCAGCTTCAAAATTTACAAAACCAAAGTGACTAGAAGAGTTGTCATACAGTAAGAAATCTCCATTAGAAATAGTATCATTACTGTTTATATCTCCAATAGCCTGTATACTATGATTTGAAAGATTAGCTACAGTATCACTTATTCCTCCAAAACTTGGAAAACCTCCTATAGATCCATTGTCTAGTACTAACTGACCTAGAGAATTTCTAATTGTGCCTTCTAAATCACCTTTGTGCGTTCCATATATTATTGCGGTATTATAGCTACCGGTATCAACTACCACATGACTATTAGAAGAACTTATAAGATTACCAGTGATATCCCCAGTTACATCACCAAATACGTCACCGCCAAAACTTGGAGATCCTCCTATAGAACCGTTATCTAGAACAAGTTGTCCTAGAGAATTTCTAATTGTACCTTCTAAATCACCTTTGTGGGTTCCATATATTATTGCGGTATTATAGCTACCGGTATCAACTACTATATGACCGTTTGAGGAGCTTATAACATTACCAGTGATATCCCCAGTTGAGTCTCCAGTGATACTACCTTGAACATCAGCATATAAAACGGCATCACTACCGTCACCTACTGAACCTACAGACAGTACGGTAACTGCTCCAGTATTAGTAGCGACATTACCGTTCCAAGTGCCTGTTGGAGAACTACCTATAAAATCAATTAGTCCTGAAGAAAAATTTACTGTGCCCCCAAAGGTAGTAGTACCCGTAGTATTTAAATTATGGGCATTAGCAGTATAAACGTCTAAAACAGAGTCGTTACTGTTAGTTCCTGATGTTAGTACTTTATCTGTAGAAGAGTTATCATATATATCTCCTCCGTACATATTACCTGCAAAACCGCCTATAAATGTTGTAGTACTGCTAGACACATCTACAATAACATTACCATTAGCATCTATAATATCGCCATGAAAAGTTGCAGGGGCTAAACCGTCCTTAGCATCTAAAACTATAGAGTTAGTAGGATCTGCTAAATCATACACCACCCTATTAGAATCAGGAGACTGAGCAGGTACTATAGGATTACCTACTACAGATCTATACCCCATACCTGAATGGTTAGAACAATAGTAGTATAAAGTTGGAGTATTATAAGTTACTACAATTTGGGTATAAGCACCTGAAGAACCTGGAGTACCTACATAAGTAATTCCAGTTGTATACTCTGTACCGCTATTATGGGTACCATCAGAAGTAGTTGAAAAACGTAAAGGATGCCCAGAGTTAGAAGAGTCAGACTGATCAAATTTATAAGTGCTACCCGGCTCTAAAGATAAATTAGGCTTTAAAGAATTATCAATGTAAAAAGACCCAGCAGTAACTGTTACAATGCTAGTATTAATTGCAGAAGCACCAGGGGCGGCTCCATACTCTACTGTACCGTTAGCAGCTACGTATTTTAATACGTCTCCATCACTAGCGGAACTTATATCGAGCAGTTTAACATTAATATCTGTCATTATATTATCCTAATCTTTAGATTTTGAGCAGCTAAAGAAGTTATTGATACTGAATTAGAAGAAGGAAAATAAGCTTCATAATCTGTACCATTAATTGCTTGTTTTACTAAAGCTTCTGCATCATAATTTATAGTAACACCATCAGATATTGGTGATGTTCCAGAGGCTGCATAAGGAGCAATCATTAGGTCAAGAGTATCAGCACTATCCTGGCTGAAGTGATAACCATCAGCTACTGCATCCAATTGTGCCTTGTCCATTCTGTTGAATGCTTGAGATGTTAAAGCTTCTTGTAAAGTTGCATGTTCATTATTATTTGTACCATTAACCCAAGTTTCGGATGTGCCGTACCCTAGCACGCTTAGATTATACGTTGCAATGCCATCAGCGTTTCTCCACGTAATGTATATACGTGATTCATCGTTATTAAAAGCTAACCCAGTAGCCAGGCCATTGGAAGGTATATCTGAATCAAAATCTAAAGAACTTTCAAAGGTTAATGTGCTTATATCCCAAGCAGTAGAAAGATTCCATCTTCGCAATGTATTACTATTAACATAATGTAATTTCGTACCTAAACTATTAAAAATAAGACCCTCAGCGAGATGTGATACAGAAAAAGAAATATTATCATAAGCAGCGCTGCTTAAATCCCAAGCGGTAGAAAGAGTATATTGATATATATTTCCGGCGTTGTCAGTTGCGTACATTTTTGTTCCATCAGGCTTAAACGTTAAACCAAAGGGAGTGGCCATTTGAGAAGAAACACTAAAAAATACATTATTATAGCTGGCTGTGCTTAAATCATATGCTGTTGTGAGTACATATTCATGCACTTTATCGTTAGAGTAACCAATTATGTATAGTTTAGTGCCATCATTGTTCCACTTCATTCCAGTTTGTAAGGTTTCTTCACTACTAGTAGTTAAACTAATAACGTCATAAACTGCTGTACTAATATCATAAGCTACAGATAAACTATACTGTCTGACATCTGGAGAGAACAAAAGTATATACATTTTAGTGCCGTCAGAGTTAAAAAGAATATCTCGTAGTTTATTACCGACTGGTATACTAAATTGACTTTCATATACTGCATCTGCAACACTAGAAACTGGCCCGCCCGTTCCAGCATCATTATTATACTGCCAAGTTCCAGAATTATTCTTTGCTATCTTTCTCACACCATCAGAACCTTTAGCTACACCCCAGCTTGTTCTATTGTCCGTTGAAACAGCATAGAACACATCACCATCATTTTTAGTCTCGTCAGCAGTCATTGAATTAATATCTTGCCAACTTGATGAATTGATTTGACCAGTAGAAGAATTAGTGAGTGCTGGAGAGTATGTAGAGTATGGATGTACTGAAGTAGTTCCGCCCGTAATTTCATATATCGGGTTAGCACCACTATTATTATTATATATAACCCACATTCTTTTCCCGTCACTAGACATTGATAAACCACCATAAGTAATATTATTGCTGCTATTACCAGTAAGAGTTGATAAATCCATTGTCCCTGATGTTTTCGTTAAACTATTACCAGAATTGCCTACACTAAATGCGCTAGGTAATGAATATACTTCAATACCACCATCGCCTAGACCGCTACCGTGCATCATAAGTTTAAGACCATCTGGCGATATTGCTATTGCCTCTGGATCTGAATTTCCATCGAAGTTTGCAAAAGATGTATATGACATAGTAGACATATCCCATCCAGTCGAAAGTGCAAATTCAACAACTGAGTGGTATGGACTATTATCCCACATTATTGTTATCATTTTTGTTCCATCAGAATTAAATTGAAAACTGAAGGGATTAAAATTCGTTGTAGACGGAACTCCATCAGCACCACTAAAACTATTCCAGTTTCCGCCATTATTACAACTATAATAGCCATCATAACTTTGCGTACTTGGAGACCAAGGTGTGCTCAGTGTAAATTGCTTTATTAAATCATTACCATAATCAGACACCCAAATTCTAGTACCGTCTGGTTTTACACGTATACCGAATTGATTAGAGGTAAGTTGAGCTGTAAAATTATCACTCGAAGCTTCAGTCATAGTAGATAAATCAAATGCTGTAGATAAATTAAATCTTAAAACTTTTCCGGCTTTTAAAACAAGCGCTATGGTTCCTTCACTATTAAAAACAACAGAACGAACATCATCATAAACGCTTGAGGTAGGTGAAACATTATTATTGTAAACCATTGAAGCACCAGCACCACTTGCTCCTGTGGGAAATACGATATCTGCTGCTACTGAATAACCACTTAGTTCAATACCACTACCATCAGCCTTACCTTGAGCGCCAAACAGTTGCCAAGAAGAAATTGCAGAAGTATCTGCAAAAGGAGTGACTGACTTATATGTTCCAGAAGTTGCTGTAATAATAGCAGATCCAGAATTACCGACTACTTTCTTACCTACGTCTGCTGCACTAAATGCTGCAGTACTACCTGTTGTATAGTTGTAAATGTAAGTTCCAGTCCATCCATATAATAGCGCTCCATTAGAGCTAAATCTAGTATCTGTAGTGTGACTCGAATTTCCTTGCCAAGTAAAAGAAGTTCCAGAACTTAAAGATGATAAATCATAGCCCGGAGACATAGTAAAATACTTACTGGTCGTACTACCAAAAGCATCAGAGGCTATCACTAAAGTACCATCAGGGGAAATAGTAACAGCTTGTGTTCGAGATATAAGAGTGCTTGAAGTTGTTCCACTTAGAGATGCAGTTGTAATATCCCACGCGACCGACATGGTAAATTCTCTTAGCACAGCACTTCCAGTAATACCATCTTGAACTTGATATCCAGTTAGCCCATTCGGTTGAATAAACAAACTAGCCATAGTATTCACAAAAATAGCAGAAGAAGCACCATGATAGGATGCAGTACTAAGATCATACGCAGTAGACATCTTCCATTGGTAAATTATATTGTTTTGATAATCTCCAAAATATAAATCATATCCAGAATTAGTTATGTGTAAAGGGCAATAGTGAGCAATAGTACCTGAAACTCTACTAGACATATCTAAGGTATTTGCAGGAGTAGTATTTAGGGTACTTAAATCGTGTGGTGTACTCATAGTATATTGATAGACAGTTTTTGCATATCCGACTTGAGTTGTATTAGATACCATATATACATGGTTACCAGTGGGATCAAATTCTACCACCTGCCAAGAACCACCACTACCTTGGGCTGTAATACTTGGAGAAGTAGAATTAAGATTAACAGTACTCGACATTTGATAACCGACTACTGTAGGATTACTACTCGTAAAAGTACCATCACCAGTCGCACTAGGAGTTAATGTTGAACTGGCATAAGAAATAGGTTTTTCATCATAAAAGTCATAATTTGTGGCATTAGCATTAACGTCCCAGCTACCTTTTGAACTAAATCCTGCTTGAGCAATCTCTTTAAATACGCTTACATTAGGGACAGGACTAACATTAGAAGATAAAGTAATAGTAGAACTTTCATTGTTAGCAAAACTTTTAGTTAAGCTACCAAGAGTGCCCGCTATTCCTCCTCCGGCGCTAATTGTTATATCTCCAGAACCTAGTATTGAATCTCCATTTATAGTCTTAATATTAGTATTAGACACTAAAGTGCTTTGATAACCTGATAAGTCAGGAGGAGTGTAGGTAAGAACCTCTGATCCATTATCATAAGAAATAGATCCTGTGCTAGAAGCTGACGCATTAGATACTGTTAAATTAGAGCTTCCGCCTATTTTAGAAATAGATACGATGTCTCCAGGAGCAGTATTAGCACCCAGTACTATAGAAGATCCTGTAGTAGCAGTAAATTCTGTATTTGCTAGCTTAACACCATTTAAAAATAACTGTATACTTCCTGGGATATAAGTAGCAGCAAAAGAAGTTTGATTTGCAGTAGTTATAAACTCATACTCTGTTAAAGCAGGAGTACTACTACCACTAGATCCACCCGCAGATTGATCTACCCATACATAGTCTGATCCACCCCAGCTCAGTACTTGATCTGTTGAGGCTGTTGATCGGTTTAAATGTAAATCAACATCAGAGTTTCCATAGCTACTTGCGACAGTACCAGGCTCCCATTTAGAATTAGCATTTACATATACTAGTGCTTGACCATTACTAGGAGCGTTAGTAGTTATATCAACATCTGTAAGATCATTAAGAGAGGCACTAGACATTCCAAAGTTAACTATCTCAACGTCATCTCCTAGAAGAGTAGCATTGTCTAGTACTACTGAATCTCCTGTAGAGGCTGAAAAGGCATTATTTGATAGTTTAACACCATTTACATATACTCCTATTTTACCTATAGTATAAGAAGGAAGAGCGGGAGTGCTAACATCATTAAAAGTTGTTATGCCTGCAGCTGTATTATTATATAGAGTAGAAGAATAAGATGTACCAGATATAACACCTCCACCACCTCCTGAACCTACAGAGCCTGAAAATTCAAAATCTAAATATCTAACTTCTACAGTAGTCCCAGATACTAGAGGTCTATTATTACTAAGTGTTAAAGAGGTGTTAGATACTGTATATTCTGAAGGTTTTTGAGCTATGCCTCCATAACTTACTAAAAGTTTATTTACGTTATCAGTAGTGTTTACAAGAGTAAAAGTATTTGTGCTTCCGTCTATTGAAAATTCTTGAGAAGTAACATTAGCAACGGATACATTACTCCCCCCAGCCCCAAAAGTATTATTAGCATAAACACCAAAACTATCTACAGTACTAGTTAAAGAAGTTACATTGTCTTGAACTAAATCTGCAGGACCACCAACTCCTTGGCTTACAAACGACAAATTCCCGCTACCATCAGTAGCGAGAACTTGACCCGAAGAACCTACAGAAGTTGGAAGTACTAAATGGACATTAGAAGCAAGACTTGCATCAGATGCAATACTAGAAATAAAAGAATTTGATTTAAATTCTATATTAGAAGTAGACACCTTGTCTACGCGAAATGCTTGTTGTACCATTTAGTTTCCCTATCCACCAAAAGATTATATACTTTGCAGAGTTAGTTAGATTTCTCTGCAAAGCTTAGTTTATTGTATTAAATTGTGAGAAGCCACTGATATCTTTTTATTAGCGCTTCCGCCGCTAGAGCGAACTGAGATTATATCTGAACCATCAATAGTTACATTGAAAGTAGATAACTCATTAGTACCAGTATGTACAGCACCATACTCAGTAAAGTGAACGTCTGTACCGTCATGAACAATTAACATTTTGTTTATTTGATACTCAGAATTACTTATATCTTGAGTTAAGAAAGTTAGCTCTGCAGCTCTATATACTGTACCAGGAAAGTTAAATATTTCTGTGTCAGCAGTGCCTACAGAAGATTTAACATTAGAAGTTACGTGTAGCTGAGTATTAAGCTTAGTTACAGGAGTAGAAACCGAACCTAAGAAGGTTGAATCGCCTGTAAAATCAGTTGTGCCATCAATAACTGCCTCTAAATTAGAGTTAATAGTATTAATGTTACTAGCGTTAGTACTAATGTTAGTATTAGCGGCAGTCAAACCATTTACTACTGCAGAAACATTATCTTGTACAAGATCAACGTCTGCACCAATAGTAGACGCAACTGTAATCTGATCGGCAGCAGTAGTTAAAGTTATACCACTTCCTGCTACAAAAGTAAGAACGTCTGCATTAGCGCTAGCTACTACGTCAGTCTCACCAGATACTTGAATTGTATTATAGTATACTAAAGAGTCTAGTCTATTAGCATTAGTAACTGTATTAGAAGATATAGTAGGTAGATCAGTTTCTACAGTACCAAATCTAGTACTAAGATCAGCTATATCTATTCCATCTACAGTACCATCAACAACTAAGTTATTAACTCTTAAATCTGCATAACCACTAAAAGTAAAATCAGTAACTACGTTACTTCCTTCATCTTGTGTGAATGCTAAAGCTATTTGATCAGCAGACTCATCCCAACCTACAAATACATTAGCATCTGAGCCTCTGGATATAAGAACACCAGAGTCAAAAGAAGCTGCTGCAGCACCATTAGATAGAATAAGAGTTCTATCTTGTATAGTAGTATCTACAGATCCTATAGTTGTTTGAGTTCCACCAACTACTAAATCTCCATCTACAGTAAGATTTTGATTCATAGTTACACTGCCCGTAAAGGCAGTAGAACCGTCTATTATTGCAGCTACATTATCTTGAACTAAGTTAACATTAGCATTAGTAGCGGCTACATTATCTTGTACTGTATTGATATCAGTAGAGCCATCAACATGAATAGCTACACTTTTAGAGCCTGCATCACCGATGAGGGTAATACCGTCACCTGCAGTAAGAGTAAGCGAATCCGCATTGGCTCCTGCATCTACGTTAACACCATTAGCTGTAATGCGTCTAAAGTATTTTAAAGAGTCTAGTCTTGCACTAGCTGTTGCTACATTATCTTGTACTGTATCAATAGAAGTAGAACCTGCATTTACATTATCTTGTACATCGTCTATTAATCCTGATAAAGTTACATAAGTAGTATGTGTATTAGCTACTCCAATTAAAACATTGTCTTGTACAAGATCAACATCCGCTTTTAGAGTAGTATAAGTATTATAAGTGTTAGCTACGCCTGCTAATATGTCTGTAGCATTAGCAGATACATTACTTTGTACTGTGTCAACTGCAGATTGAAGGGCGACTACACTTCCGCCTAACGCGAGGGAGTTAGCGGTATTGTCATAAAAGAATCCACCGGAGGTAGAAGAAATATTACCTCCGACTATAATACCTTTTTTGACCTTAAAGTCTTTTTGTTCCGTTGCCATTTAAGTGTCTCCTTAGTCTAAGAATCTTAGAATCTTAATAGTATTATTTGAACTTACAGCGCTAGCTTTTATCTCAACGTTATTTGTTGCTATATTAGCATTAAAAGTAACAATAGGTTGAGTACTAGAATGTACAATTGCATATTCTGTCAATTTTACATCCGTACCATCATGGACTAATAATACCTCAGAACTTTGGTATTGTCCATATGTTAAATCTTGAACATTGATAATTAGCTTTGCAAAGTTAAAATCGTTTTTGTTAAAAGAACTCACTACTGTTTCTATAGTAGTGACGTCCACTTGAGTAGTTGAGTTCATAGTAAAACTTTCAACTCCTCCAGAGGAAAAACTGACATTACTTACGGATGATATCTCATCTAAGTTTTCTATGCCAATAGTTCCAATATATCTTGCTCCCGATATAAATACACTCTTTCCAGAAAAATTTATACCATTAGGAAGATTATCTCCAATAAAGTTTAGTACTCCAGATTCATAGTCAAAAAACCATTCATCATTGTTTCCTGAGCCTGTTATAAATAAGCGCGTACCATTAGTTTCAGGATTAGTTTCTCCAGCATCTGCAACATGAATTACTACTAAGTAAGTAGACCCAAATTGAGGAGGGATCCAATTCGATAATCCTGTTTTCCAAGTTCTATGCTGTGTTGACGTGTTATCAGCTACGCACTCTACTGAGTTAGAAGTAGATTCAGAATATATTTCAACAATATTTGAAGAACTTGAAGGCTTTACTGCAGGTATTAAATTAGCTTGAATCCATGTTAAATCTCCACGCTCAATAAAAGGAGAAGGAATAGCTTCGTTAGCTGCAAGCTTATTAGCATTAGTGTCAGTTTTAGTGGCTGCAAAACCTACTTTTTTCCATAGATAGTCTATTTTTTGTGAGTCAGATATAGCCATTAGCTAGTCTCCTCGAAACTTAAAGAAGTTAAGCTTTGACCATTAGAAAGGCCTATTGCTATCAAAACTTGATTTGCTGTTGAATTAGAAGCATTTTCTGTTCCAAATGTTAAAGTGTACGCTTGATTATTTATATATGACCCTGTAGGTATAATATCTGCACCAGTTAGTGCGCAACCATCACTACCATTTCCTCCGCCTCCAGTATTAGATCCAGGTTGCCCTGCACCATTGTACTGACTAGTAGCAGTCAACCAACCATTAGAGCCAGATGAACTATCTATTCCTGATCCTGGTAATGCTATGTTGAAAGAAGAGATAGTTCCTGTTAGTCTTACTTTGAAGTTTGCCATGTTAGAGCGTCTAAATGCAAGTCTGATAAACTGGGCCCCATTACGTCCCGTAGCTAGATCAGGCCCTACAGGTAGATATCCGCTACTTAAATCAGTATTAAAGTGCTTTAATGTACCCCACCTAACAATAGCTTCATCTGTTCCTGAAACAGTTTGAGAGCCTGACCATGCAGAAGTATTAAAATAATCAGTAGAAGAAGTAAAAGAAGGAGTAGCGCCACTAGCTCCCGATAATAATATACGTTTAGCATCGTCATTATATGTAGCACCCAAGTTATCACTTACTGATATAGTCTCTTCATTGAATCCGGATATAGATTGACTATAAACTTGAAGCTTAGTATCTGAAAGCTCTGAGTAGCTTCCTGTACCGTTTACATTTTTCATTCTAAACTTTAAAGTTTCAGAAACTCTTGCAGAACCGTTTACATTTATAGAAATATCTCCCAAAGTGTACTTATTAGAACTGCTCACTCCTGTACCTTTTAGAGGAACTGAACTAGATAAATAACTTGAAGCACCATCAAGGTCATTATAATTTTTATTTTGAGTTGAAATAGAGTTACCACTTGTGCTCTCAAAATTTGTAGCAGGAGCTATTGTAAAAGGAGTAGAAGTATCTCTATACGTTTGATCAATCCAATTATATACTTGAGCCCCACTTAAAAGAACTTGAGCACCGCTATTATAGTAAGCAACTCCCGAAATATATCTTTTTGTGCCTGCAACACTTTCTGTTAGAGTTGCTGAGGTTAAATCTATGCTAGGAGTATCGGTTAAGCTTTCTTTTACTATCTCCACTGTATTAGTAGAACCTTCTGTGCTATGCTGAAGAGAAAAGGAATTAACGCCATCAGATAAAGTAGTAGCACTCTTTTGTACATAAGCTTTGAATACTCTATAAAATCCTTCAGGGTAAATTCTGCTGCTGCCATAAACTGAGTTACCAGTAGCTCCTGAGCCGTTGGCATCAATATCTTCACTTATAACAAGAGAAGTGTAGGTTCCTGCATCATTACCCGTAGTAAAGGTTTTAGTGCCGTCTACACTTCCATTTACAATAGCACTTAGATCGCCTGCTACAGCATTATAAGCATAAGAGCTTAAAGTATCGGTTGTTACAAAACCAACTTGATCTACAGTTCTGTTCACACTATCTCCTGCACTAACACTAGAGCCTCCAGTATTATCATCAAAACTAGCTGTTAATAATGGAGATAGTCCTACGTCTTCTGAAGTCATAGTTATGGTTTTAGAAGATAGCCCTGCAGGAGCGCTTGGAGGGTTAACGATTTCAATATAGTTATTTCTTGTATCCGTATCATCAGTGGCTGTCAAAGAGTTATCTCCTGTAGCAAGTAGTGAAAGGTTGTAGGTTCCTGTAGAAGTGTATTCATGAGTTATATTAGCGCCAGTAGGAGTACCAGCTGCGCCTTCAGAAAGAGAAGTGTTAGTAGAATCACCAAACGACCATTCATAGGTATCAGTATTTTCAGATTGATTTATGAACGTAGCTATATTTCTCTTATTACCACTATAGTCTGTGAATAAGTATCCTAATCTAGAACTAGAAGAGTTAAGACCTTGAGATATAGTACTCATAGTTCCTACATATTCAGAGCGAGGATCAGGATTTACAGTTATAGTAGTTGCTGAACTAGAAAAGGGAGAAGTGCTATGACCATTATACAAAGATAAGGTTACATCAAAAGTCTGCTGCACTGTTCTGTTAGATAGTGCAAAAGTATGAGATATGCTCTGATTAGTATCGCCACTAGAACTAGAACCTGCAGTAACATACTGAGAGGTTCCATCTCCCCAATCCCACTTATATCTAATAGTATCAGGATAAGAAGAGTCGTTACCAGGAGCACTGCTGGTAGTATTAGTAAAGGTTACGGGTAAGCCCGAAGTGGCTTCTTCATTGTTACCGCTAGTAACGCTAGAACTAAAAGTAGGCGTGTGAGTAGAGTATACATATACAGAAGAATTAGTGCTATCATCTTGGCCGTTTGAAGAGGCAGCAGCCGTAAGAGTTATAGTATAAGTTTCATCTCCCGCAGTATTATTATAAGTGTGTAAAATGCCGCCCCCACCTGGAGTGCCTGCACCACTAGAACCTAGAGAGGTATTAGAACTTCCATCTCCCCAGTTAATTTCATAAGAGTCAGTAAACTGAGAACTATTAGTAAGCGTTACTGATGAGGCATCATCTATAGTATTATCAGCAATAGAAAATCCAGCTATAGGAGCAGGAGTTTGTAGTGATATATAGTTAGAACGAGTAGAGAATGCTTCAGATCCTTCACCTGATCCTGAAGTATTTTTAGCTGTTACTGTTATAGTTTGAAGACCTCCGTCAGGCACAACATAGGTATGAGGTACAGAAGTAGAAGAAGTTGTTGTATTAGCTGTTCCATCTCCCCAGCTTATTTCATAATTATTAGCATTGCCTTCAGCAGTTATTGTAAGGGTAGTATTTAGTGGGGAGTTGCCTGCGGTAACATTAGAAACAAAAGAAACTTCTTTGACAAAAGTATCATTTCTTACATTTTCAAGAACTTCATTAAGAATATCAATAGCATCAGTAACTTTTGTAGTAGTATCAAAATATTGATAAGCGCCATCTGCTAAAGAATAGTCTAAGCTTGTTCCAAGAGCAAGAGTGTTAGCCGTAGTATTAACAGAGTTAGCTATTAAATTAGTAACTTCGATAGTTTGAGCTACAAGGTTACCAGTAGACACACTATGAGTTGCTTCAACTGTTACTCCAAATACGTTACTTTGAGTTACGCTAGCAGTTATGCTGTCTGCAGTCATTTCACCTGCTCTAAAGTCGGCAGGACTTCCACTAAATACTTCTCCGCTATTTGTTGCGTCTAGTAAAAATGAATAAGAATTAGAAGCTGCGTTCCAACCAAAAAATCCTAGTTTAGACTGATTATCTTCGTAGTATCTAAATTCTACTCCGCGATCTTTTCCGTCTGAGGACTCTAATGCCGTGTTTCCTGCAAGAGTAATAATAGGATCTTTTAGAGTAGTAACAGTAGTATCTACAGAAGTAGTATTTCCTTCTACAATTAAGTTTCCTAATAGTAGAAGATTAGTAGCGTCAAGAGTTATGCTTCCTGCATTAGAAGAAATATTAGAACCGCTAATTACTATGTCGCCTATGTTAGCGCGAGGAAAGCCTGTTTTAAGATATGTTTCATTAATAGCTGACACTAAATTAGAAGTATCAACAGTAACTAAATCAGCTTTAGATCCTACATTAGACTCTACTCTAAACTCTAGTGAGTTTACATTTGCAGTTAGTGAGTCTAAATTAGCTACTGTACGTACTTCTAAAGTATTTACATTTGCAGTTAAAGTATTAAGATTAGCAGTTACAGAAGAGTCTAGTGCTTCTACATTGCCAGCTAGTGAGTTTAAGTTGGCAGTTACACGAAAGTCTAGTGAGTTTACATTTGAAGTAGTCAGGTCAATATTAGACTGGGTACGACTTTCAAGAGCGTCTACATTAGCTGTAATAACATCGAGATTAGCAGTTACACGTAGGTCAAGAGCTACAACATTATCAGTTGTAGCATTTATATTAGCGTTTACATTATCTGCAAGAGATACAACATTGTCGTGTAAAGAAGTAATATTAGCTTGAAGCTCAGCAATATCTTCTCCGCCTACATCTGCAATAGCAGCATTAGCGTATGCAGCATAAGCATCGAGATTAGAGCTTACTACACCAATATTAGCTGTAAGTTGTACTACGTTGTCGTCAAGATCTTGTAGGTGTTGAGCATTACCACTTGAAAGAGAGTTAATAGCCGCAACAATGTTATCGCTTACGCCCGTATTTAAATTAATAGGATCGCCTGTTAAAGCTATAATCTGAGCGTTAGAAGCCAAGTCACTTGCAACAATTTCAACTGTGTCAACAGCGTTTGCATCAGCAGTAAGACTCACACCAGGAATTCTAACTGTACCATCAGGATCAACATTGAAGTTTTGAATAGCAATGGATGAGCCGCTGATAGAAGAGTTAGCACCTATAAAGATTGTACCTTCTGCAACGTGTATTTCTTTAAACTTGCGTTCAGGAGTACCTAAGCTGGTAGCTTCATCAGAACTAGGTACAATGTTAGAGCCTACAACAATACTTGATCCAGGTATAGAAGTGTTGGCACTAATAAAAAGATCACGGGCGTCTCCTGAACGCACCGTGATCTCATTTTGATGTTCACCTATACCGATGTTAAGATTACCTACGTTGGCATTCTCTTCACCTTTGGGACCTCGTATCCCTACTTCTACAACTTTTATAGCCCCTGAATTAGGAGCTGTTACAACTACTTGATTTGTGGTCTCGGAGACAGTGACGGATTGTACTGTTTCACTTACGGTTACTCTGTTGCTCAAACTGTAATCTCTGGAACTACGTTAAATTTTCCTTCGAGTATTCTAGTAACAACTCCAGAAGGAGATTGTATTTCGAGATCATATTTAAGAGAACCAGGAGGTATAGCAGAAGTATTAGCTGCAGCAATTAGTAGCCTAACGTTTCCGTTAGCTCCATCTTCGCTGTCTTCTACCGAACCATTTAATATACAGTGACCATTTGAGGTAGCATTACTATGTAAATCTACTATAAGATCTCCCCCACTATACTCACGAACGTGCATCCTAACTAAGTAGTTGTTAAGACTTACCGCTGTACCAGTGGAATCTTTATAGGTTATGATTTTATCAAAAGTAGCTCCTTGCTCACAAGTGAAATTATACTTTCCTGCTGACATTTATTTTTTGTCTCCTAGCAGATCCTTCATCAAGGAATCGTAGTTATTATTGATTTGTACGGCTACTCCAGTATCGCGCTTTGGTCGTGCTGAGGTTTCCATATCATTAAGAAGCTTCATCCAATCAAGTAAATCTTTCTTAGAATAGACACCTGACTCAAAAGCTTCCTGTAGTTTTTCGTCGATAACTTTGTTTATAACTGTTAATCGCTTTTGGCGATTTAAGTAGCCTTGGCTTAAATAAACGTTATCCACGTAAGATTTAACTTCTTTATTCTCAATAATACTGGTTACTTGGTCCATTGTCAATGAGTGATTTTTAGCTATTTCATCAATGCTCTGACCGGCTAGAAAATCATTTGCGACAAGTAGATATGTAGGATCAAGCGCTGGAGCAGCGAGTGATTCGTTTAATTGGTCACTGTAAGTAACAGGTATGTTTGGTTTATCATTCATTTATAAGTCTTCTTTTGGTTTTTCCCAAGGCTGTTCGCCTGACCATGCTTGGAAGTTTCGTACTGGTGCTAACAAACACATTGTTTTGTCAGGAAACATAATTGTAATGCTAGTTGTTTTAGTATCTAAGTTAGTCCAAACGTACAATCCAGCTTTAAAAAACTGTTTTGTGTTAGCTTCACGAATAAGACTATCTCCAGTAAAGATTAGACGCTCATCTACTTTACGAAGCACCTCAAATACGTCTATAACATTGTTGCAAGGAAGCATAGTTGTCATAGTTTTTTCTTGACCTAAAGCATAACTAGCTGTAGATAAGAATAGTGCAGTAATTAAAAATATATTTTTCATAATTCACTCTCATAAGTTATAGTGAAGATCATATCAGCGACTCCATAAGGAGACATAACACCTTCGTCAGTGCTAAGTTGTAATAGTCTTACATCAATTAAACAATCTACACGGTTTTTTAAATTATTGAGTACATGCTCTATATCATCTAATAAAGCTTCTGCCCACCAGGTAGAATCTTCATCTTCTCCTAAGTCTTCATGTACATAGCCTCTAAGATTAAAAGTAGCAGTTTTATATCTAATACCTGCTTCAGCTTCTCTAAAGGCTTCTTCTACTATATAGAAGCAGATTGTAGGAAAATCGTTAAGCTCATATAAAAACTTATAACTTGGAAAACAATTTTCATGGCAATCTGTATTAAAAGTATACTGTTTAGGGCCTGGAAGATGAGCTGTTTGAATAGAGGTGCCTCCATCAATAGTTCTTAGCTCTTCTGTTAAGCTTCTAAGTAGGGTTAACTTGTTCATTCGGCTGCTACAGGCTTTGTACCAAATGTTCTGTTATAGCCTGGATCTTCATCATATGCGCCTGCCCATTTATTCTCAGTAAAAGCTGCAAACTCTACAAGAGCGTCTAAGTCAAAAAATATATCAGATATCCATCCCTCAAGTTCTACTGTTTTAGCTTTTAAATCTGCTAAGTCACGAGCCATAGTAATTTCTTCTTCTACAGCCATACGACTAGTTAACTGAGATACTTGCTCACTTAGTTGTTCTATTGTTTGTGCTTGTTGAGCTGTCCACCATACAAAACCACTAACTTGTAGCACTATTGCAACAACAACTCCTATACTAAACTTTGTGTTCATTTTTATACTCCATTTCAGTTATAACCTCATTGCCTTCACGATCGTTTGCAATACCTGCAGCTAAACTTTGTATTTGCTCTACTATGTGGTTACATTTTTGTGCATCATAGCTGCAGTGTGCATCTTCAGAAAATTGGTTACGCAATCTATGTACTTGCACCGCTAAGTCATGCATAACATTTATTCGTTGGATAACACTTTCTATGCTATGTCTCATGCTTACTCCTCAAATGTTTTTTATACGCTTCTTCAAATCCATCTTCATGATAACAAAGCTCGTGATTACCCCACATACGTTTAAAGTACCCACTATAACAGTCTCTCATAGTTTTAGGATCAGTTATATGACCTTTTACCATATAAAATAGTCTAGCTACTTCTTTATCAGTCATCACTTATCTCCTCGCTTGAATCTCTATAACGTAGCTTAGGAGTATCATACTTACATCTTTCACTGCAGTACCATATGTATCCTTTACTAGCTACTCCACAAAATACATCGTAGGCACGATGATCACCATTGCTAAGGGGTTCAAAAGCCATATGAGTAGCACTGCACCTGTTCATGAAACCACGGACAGTTCGTAGGTTTCCATAACTTGATTTGTTTGAGAAGAAGCAACGCTGTGAGCCTGTTCTTCACTTTCTGCAGTAAAGTAAAGTACTTTACCTATTCTTGTATCTACTACACAATCAAAGCCTATACTTGCAAGAGCGCGAGAGGTTGCCATGCCTGCATTGTCAAGAATTCCAGGATGTAAGTTTATAATAGCACAGTACTTTTTCATAGCCCTAAGCTCCACATCCATACAGGTATAACCACAAAGTGTAGTGCTACGCATAAAAATATCATTAACTTAACAGTTAACATATTATTATTTTTGTTAGTCATTTATCAGTCTTTCTATAGCATTAACATATCCAGGCATAGAGTGATCACTTATAGAGTCAAAACGTCCGGCAGCTAGTCCAAGACCTATGCCACGTATACGATCCCATGCTCTTGATAATCCTCGTATGCTACGTTGCTTACCGCAAGAACTTATATACTGCTCATTTCCATCATGACGATAACCCATTATCCATAAAGGTACGCGTGTTACAACGTCATTATTATTAACCCAACGACTATGTGTAACACTCAAAGAACAACAAAAAGCTGCATTGCCTACGCGAGGAGAGCCATAAGTATAAAGTTCTCTTACCTCTGGTAACATTATATCATCTTGACAACGAGATGCCAAGATTGTTGCCATTGCCGCTCCTAGTGAATGTCCACAAAACCATACTCTACGGTTGCCTGCTGCTTTCAAATGTGGTAATATCAAAGAATATAAATCATCACACTCTTGTTTAAAACCTCGGTGTACTCGACCTACTGTTTCTGCCGCAGTCATAGCTGCTTTAAGATCAGCACTAACATCGTTCCATTCGCCTGGCTCTGTTCCACGACACGCAATTACTAAATCATGTTTGCTTGAAAAGCAATAGGCTTGTGCACCGTCACGATCTAAAAAAGTTATATCGTTAAAACCTAACTGTTGGCCTCTTCTACGGGCAGGGGTTTCATCTCTGTAAGAAGTGTTTGATAGTCTTGCAAATAACAAACTCTTTTCTAAGAAGGATAATTCTTCAATCATAGTAAGACTCCTTTACAAAATTAATTGTATATAGCATAAAGTTATCATAGTATTTGTACTATGTCCAACTCTTTTAACGAAAATTCAAAAAATTACTGGGGGAACGCGTGCGGGTGTGCGCAGCGCACGCATAGGTTGTAATGTGCCAAAACCGCCCTACCATAGGTTGCAAAAATAAGAAAACTACAGTTTTTTTTAAAAACGGCAGTTTTTCCGGCCCTATACGGGCCGATATGGTTTTGCGATACCGGCGGCGGCTGCCTTGCAATATTTTGCCCAATATGCGCGGCGGCTTTCTATTTCGGCGCGGGCTTCGCTATAAGGTGCATAGGCGCGAAAAACTACGTTTGCAGTTCCTTGCACCTTATTGCAAACATCGCACAAGCGCACAAAATTTTCTAAAACCATTGCGCCGCCATTGGCTTCTGAAACTAAATGACCCGCTTCGCGAGCATCCCAAGTGCCGCAAGCTGCGCAGCAGTTAAAACGCGCGAAAACTTCGTTGCGGATTTTTGCGGGGATTCTTGATTTTTTAGCCATCTGATTTTCTCCTATCTATAATAAGAATATACATACCGCGGCGGATAAATACAAGAGAAAAAAGGACTTTTTTTAAAAAAAATTTGTTTTGCTTTAAAATCAATAGGTTAGCAGATTTTTACAAAAAAAGCTGGATATGGGCTTGAAACCCGCGAAAATATGCTTATATTAATATTATGACATTTACGAAAGGATTTAAAATGTTTGGATATATTGTTCGCGAAACCGAAAAAGCTGTTGCCTTTGTTCAAGAGGGCAAATTTGCGGGCGTCGAAGTCAAGGCGCTATGGGTTCCACGGTCTAAAATCAATTCTATGGTTGAGCGCGATAGCTATTCGCCAAGCATCCAGCTTGCCGGTGAAAAAATCCGCCGCTTTGGAATTCCAACGGATCTTGAAATTGATCCAGCATTTTTAGAAAAGATTGGGGTTTAATATGAAAATCGCAAAGCGTAAACCCCAAACACCGCAGCCCGTAAAAAGGGCTGACGGTTCATGGTTTGTTCCATCTCGCCGTTGTTCGTCAACAATCAACAATAAAATTTCTAGCAGCTTCAAAGGGGTTAAAAAATGACCGATCTAGATATTATAAAGTATCACCTGGCTACAAAAGAGTTTTGGTTAGGTATAGTTGTAACTCTACTAGGTACGCTTGCAATATGGGTAGCAGTACAACTTGCAGCTGAGTTCTTGTAAAAAGCGTGCAAAATCAATAGCTTAGCGGCAGGGCCGCCCCGCCCGCTAAGTAGTTGATTTTAAACAGTTTTTTTAGGGTTGCAAAGCAATTAAAACTATGCGATAAACTTATATAAGATAACAAAGGAGAAAATCTTATGACTACATTTTACACCGCTGGAAAAGTTTGGCACAATAAAAAATTTCAAAATCTGCGTGATGATCTAGGATACGCTGTAAAAGCTCGCTGGATTGACCTAGAAAATGACAGTGATTTTGTGCAAAATCAAAAAGATCAGCTCTGGAATTTGTGCTATGAAGATGTTCGGGATAGTGATTTCTTGCTGCTATATTGTGAAGATTTTAACGAAGAACAGCGCGGAGCGTTGGTTGAAATTGGAATGGCTTATGGTTGTGGTAAACCAGTGTATGCGATAGGTAAGTGTGCAAGCATTGCTCCTAATGCAATCTCTGATGTTGCTTTCACCCATTTTAAAAACTGGACATGGTTAGAAACCACTGATCTAGTAGAAGGTGCGGATCAAGCTATTGCTATGCACGAAGGAAAGCAAAAGGCCCAGCGCCTTGTGAGTATGTTTAAAGATTTTAGAACTGTTGGAACAGTACAATCGGAGGTTGCATAAATGCCTTATATTCCCGTAGAAGATCGTTCACGCGTTGATGAAGCTGTAATGGATCAAGGGTGCCAATGGGTACCCAACAACGCCGGAGAACTAAACTGGCTAGTATCTAGCTTTATAAATAATTTTTTAGAGGTGCATGGTGTACGTTATGCGTATCTAAATGAAATGATGGGCGCGCTAGAGTGTTGCAAATTAGAACTCTATAGAAAAGTAGGGGCGCCTTATGAGGAAATAAAAGAAGCTGAAAATGGTAAAGCATATTCAGTTGAAATGCAAGGGGCAGATTACTAACGCCCAGCGCCTAATAACCCTTTAATATCAAAGGGTTAGAGGGCGCGGCCCCCCGCGCGCTAAGTGGTTGATTTTAAACACTTTTTTAGTGCTTGACGCTAACAGAATAAAAGCGTATGGTTTCTTATAGTCAATTAAAAGGAGTACTCATGGCTACTAAAACTTTAAATTATACTACCGCACAAGTTGATCAAATTATCAGCATGTACAAGCAATCAGGTAACGAATCTCTTCCAGAGATTGCTGCAGCTGTCGGTAAGTCAGTGCGTTCTGTACGTTCTAAACTAGTACGCGAAGGCGTATACTCGGCTACCCCTAAGCCGAAACGGTCTTCAATTGATAAAGGACCTACTAAAAAAGAACTACTTAATGAGCTCGAGCAGGTGTGTGGTTTTGATGTCACACCTCTGTCTGGTGCCACTAAAGAGGGGTTGCTTTCGCTAATCTCTTTTGCTAAAAAAATGGGAGAAGCTTAGGCTTCCCCACCACCCTTTTAGGAGATATTTATGTCTGTAAAAACTGCTATATGTTACGATGAGTGCGGCACGGAAGTTTCTATCCAAGTCGAAGGGCATCACCAGATACCCGAAGAATGGCGGTTCTGTTACTGGCAAGAGTTCAGCGATCGGGAGCTTGCTGAGTGGAGGCTAGAGCAGGAGCAAGACTGGCCCTAGCCTCCAAAAAAACCCTTTAATATCAAAGGGTTAGCCGCACCGCCAAAAAAGTGTGTAATATCAAGGGGTTAGCAGGGGGGTCGCCCCGCTCGCTAAGTTATTGATTTTAAAGGGTTTTTTAATTCAAATAAAATGCTAAGTCATTGAAAACAAACGATTCTTTTATATTGACTTGAGCTGATTTATTCTTTATAAGTTATATACAAGGAGAATTTACTAATGATTAAAAATATTTCTATCTTTGATTTAGACGGAACCTGTGTTGATAGCTCGCATCGGCAAGCTACTCTTTCAGATGGTACGCTAAACTTGGCGGCTTGGTTTGCCAACGCTACGCCTGAAAAGATAGCTCAAGATAAGCTGCTTCCTTTAGCTAAGGAAATCAGCAACCGTAAAGATAAGGGTGACTATGTTATAATCTGCACTGCTAGAAATATGTCTAGCGCAGATTATGAATTCTTAAAAAAGAATAACATGGTTGCTCACAAGATTATTTCTCGCCCTGTGGGAAATATGGAAGCAGACGGATCACTTAAGGCGAAACAGCTTTCATCCTTTTTAAGCCTCCGCCAGTTTAAAAGAGCTTCAAAAGTGATGTTTGATGACGCGCAAAGTGTCCGTTCTGCTATCCGAAAAATTGGTATTGCGGTACTAGATCCCGCAAAACTCAACTAGAGGTTGTTATGGAATATACTCACGAATTAATGTTAGAATGTCACGAAAAACGCATGGGAGGAAATATGCGACACTTAATGATAACACGGCCAGATGGTGGCATCTGTGATTGCTACGGAGAGATCGAAGAGAATAGCAATTTTGAAGTCGTATGCTACGACGAAGAAAATGATGGAATTTGGGCGACGGGAAACCATGACACCAATGAACCATTTAAAGATTGGCAAGAAGCTGTTAAATGGCTATGCGAAAACCTTGACTCACGGATTGAACAGCTAACCGCTGTTTAATCCTTTAAAAACAAGCACTTACGGGCAAGGGCGCCCCGGCGGCTAAGTCATTGATTTTAAACGATTTTTAAATTGAAAAAAAATGCTAAGTCCTTGTTTTTAAACGATTCTTTTCTCTTGCATTCTGCTTATTTTAAAGCTATAAATATTATATTAACCCTCAAACAAAAGGAGGCCAATTATGGCTACATCTAAAACTGCAAATTACACCACCGCTCAAGTCGAGCAAATCGTTTCTATGTATGCTGATCTCGGAAACGAAGGTCTGCAAGATATCTCTGACGCCGTGGGCAAATCTGTCCGGTCAGTTCGTTCGAAACTCGTGCGTGAGGGTGTTTATGTCGCCACCCCTAAAGCCGCTGCACCTAAGCGGGATCAAGGCCCAACCAAAAAAGAGCTGTTAAATCAGCTTGAAGAAATGGTTGGTTTTGATGTTACTCCACTTTCGGGGTCAACCAAAGAAGGTTTGCAATCTCTGATTGCATTCGCCTCTAAGGTGGCATAAACCAGAGGGGGCAAGGTTGCAGCCTTGCCCCTTTTTACTTGACACTGAAAAAAGTGTTTGAAAACAAACACTTACGGGGCGGGGCCCCCCGCGAGCTAAGTCATTGAAAACAAACGGTTTTTTAGTTAGCAGAAAAAGGCTAAGTCCTTGTTTTTAAACGATTCTTTTTATTTGACAGCTGAATGTTTTTGCTTTACACCTATAAGGGTAAAGCATACAGGAGAATTTACAAATGCCTTTCAAACCTACTCTTTTCGTTGTGACCGACATTGAAACCACCATGCGTAAGCGTATTGCTTTTGATGTTGCTTGGCGCATTGTTGACCGAAAAGGTCGGGAATACGGTTCTGGCTCTTATGTTATTCGTGAAGCCTTCAAGCTTGATCTGCCTTTCTTCGCTGAAAAAATGGGTCATTATTTTGATGATGCTTATAGCCACAAAATTGTGCCTGCCTCTATTGATGACGTTCGCGCAGAATACAACGCGCAAATTAATGCGCTTGCTGCTGCTGGTCATAAAGTCATTTTATGCGCTTATAATGCGCGTTTTGATTTTACGCATCTGCCGCGCACTTTGCAAGTTTTGCATAATGACGACTCTGCGCGTTGGTTAGATAATGCTTTTCCGCTGCTCGATATTTGGGATTTCTGGGGTCAAAGCGTTCCTCTTAATTATCGCGCCAACCCTTCAAAGTCTGGCAAATACTTTTCAACGTCTGCGGAAAGCGCCTACCGTTGGGAATTCATGCAAGAAGATTTTGAAGAAAGACATATTGCGTGGCATGATTGCTTGATTGAAAGCGACATTTTGCTTAAAGCATTGCATCGCAAAAAGCCTATGCCTATAGTCTCCAAGCCTTCGGAATTTTCGGGATCAGTCTGGAGAGATATCAATCTGAGACTAGGCGTTGACGGTTCTCAGGCTCTTGCGGCATAATTAAACTGGGGCTTGCAAAACGCAAGCCCCCCACAACCCGAGGTTGAAAAAATGGCTAAAATTAAACTTGCGCTTCCTTATATACTAAAGGCTTATATCGTTTACTCTGTTATATCCGAAACGGTAGTTTTAAGCGGGCTTATATACTTAATTTTCTTTTAATATCAAGGGGTTAGGCGGCGGGGCCCCCAACCTGCTAAACTACTGAAAACAAACACTTTTTTTACTATTGAAGATATATTTTAAAACTGATACTAATAATTAAAGGAGAAAACATGGCTAGAAGAGTTGAATGGAAAGCTATCGGCAAATGTAAAGTTTGTGGCATAAATTTATATGCTGAGAGAGATAATAAACCTCATAAGATTGCTATGCCTTGCAATCTAGGAGGTTGCCCTTATGAAACACCAGAACAGCAGCAAAGCGCTGATGAATTTTGGAGATCACTACCACCAGCAGGAAAAGGAGTAACTTATTATGAATAAACATTCAAACACATATAAAGAATGGTTTGCAGAAATCGATCGGATCTTAGAACGTTCTATAGGCTTAGGGCAAGACTGCCTAGCAGACTGGCTAAGTCGAGATGCGTATAATGATGGGCTTAGTGCAGAGGAAGGCGCAGCTATTTGCCTAGAAGCTCAAGATTTAATGAATGATGATGAGATATCAGAATTATTGAGTTAAATCAGGGGCTTAGGCCCCGACGCGCCCGGGCTCCTAACTTATTGATTTCATTGATCTTTTTCTCTCTTGACACAACTTAAAATTGAATTAGGCGCCCTTAGCGCCGCCTATAGTAGTAGTTCAACTACCCGAGTGCAAGTAGAAAAACAATTTATAATGTACTCAAAGCTAAGTCTACTTTAACTTTAGCACCAGGCCAAGTAGTAGTTCAACTATCAAATTTCGTGGGCCCTAGTAGGCATTCGAAGTAATTATTTAATAGCCTAGCGCCACTATTATAGTGGAAAAACTATAGCGTTGTCAAGCGCAAATTAGCCGTGGCCGCTCATCAAAGTCAAGTCACATAAAAAAATAGAGAGCAGCATAGAAGTAGATTGTTCATGTTTCTTCTTGCTTACTTGCTGTTTTTATCGTATATTGATTATGTTGATGAGGGAAATGAGCGCCTCGAACCAGCTCAGAAGCCAATTATATAGAAAGAGGTTCAAATATGGCTAATACTACAGTAAACTACACAGACGCACAAGTAGAAATGATCGTTGAAATGTACAACGGGCTCGGCAATGACGGTCTTGATGAGATCGCAGCTGCTGTTAGCAAGTCAGTACGGTCGGTACGGTCAAAGTTGGTGCGTGAAGGTGTTTATGTTGCTACACCTAAAGCCAAGGCAGCTCCAAAAGATATGGGTCCTTCGAAGAAGGAACTGTTGAATGACTTGGAGCAAATTGTAGGCTTTGATGTCACCGGCTTCACCGGTGCTACTAAGCCTGCGCTGGCTACGCTTATTGAAAAGCTGCAAGCTGCTTAAGCGTTACGCAACATGAACACACAGGGGGCCTTCGGGCCCCCTTATCTTTTAATGGCTAAAAAAAGGAACAATCATGCAAGGTTTGATCGAATCTGATAATTATATTAAATGTAATCACTGCAATTATGCTCATACTTATGGTCAACGTCTAGATACAGGTTATGACGTTGTGTGTCCTAACTGTGAGTCTGATGCATCTACTGAAGATCTAGAAGACGAAGAAAAGTACTATTGGTGGAGTGTTGGTATATATTCAACAGGCGAGAACTACGGAGGCCCCGAAGAGGGCGGTTGGTGGTACACTGCAGGCAACCTAGAACATCATGATAAAGTTCGTAGCTTTTATTCACTAAAACAAGCTCAAGAATACGCTGTAGAACTACGTAAATGGGTAACAGAGTATAATGGTGGTCAAGATTATGCAATAAAAGGGTTTACAGAACAGTTTCCTGATGATGGATTCCCTAAAGTAAGACCCCGTTACTGCTAAAAACGAGAAAAGGAGCCCTTTTGAGGCTCCTTTTTTTATTTAATATTAAAAACTAGTAAAAATCGGTAAAAAAGCTTGCGCTTCACGAAAAATACCAGAAAAATTGAAATAATACTTGCTTGGCAAAATAATTGAATAATTCTAGTTAAAAATCAACGTCTTTCTCTGGTAGTATTAAAATAATAATAACTAGAAAAAAGACAGAGCTTTCCCACCTAATAAGTTATACGGAGAAAAAATGAAAGCTAACCCCCTAACGAAATCTTCGTTTCGAACAGTCTGCCTTACCCCGCGTAAACGTCGTGCAGTCTCCCCGTATGAGATCGTTGTCTCTAGCCTGAAGCTGCTTAAGTTGCCTAAGAATCTTTAGAATTACCTTAGAATCTTTAGAATTAGGGTTATATACCTAAGATTGTAAGCATTAATAGTAAAACTATATAAATAATCCATTCTGTATTCATTATTAACTCATGTAACTATATTAGCATAATTTGCATTAAAGTCAAGTAGTCATTGAGCGATAAGCTTCATAGTTTTAATTTTCAGCATTGAGAATATGAAAATTAAGCACTTTGGATTAATTGTATATAGGTAAACGATATACATTTAATCGCTCAATGACAGGCTAGACTTAGTTAATCTACATGCTCATATGCTAGCGTTAACCAATGCTTTGCTACATCTTGAACTAAATAAAGAGCACAGCAACAGGCAATAATAGCTATAGCAGTAGTATAGTTGTTAGGCAGATTCATTAAAAACTCCTTCTAGTGATTGACTTAGTAGATAATCAATAGCGTCTAGCCTACCTTGTGCTGCAGCCATTGAATCTAACTGATGTTGAATGCTTTGTGCAATATCTGAATGCTCACCAATACCAGTACTTGAATTTAAATAGATGTTTACATTAAGAGCTGCAACATCTAGTTCTGATTTGGCATGATTTCTAAGTGTGTTAAGTATTTGTGTGTTCAATGCGTTTCTCCTCTGGTGTAAAAATGTCTACAATGCTACGTCTAATAACTTGATCATTAATGCAATATCCTCGTGTATGCGTTTTAGAAACTGCATCATAGTCACAGTCAGGTTTAGGATGTATATTGTGAATTTCATGACGCTGCGGGTCAAACGCTTGTCCACGATCGTCATAACTTGTTAATCCACGGCTTTGCAGTGCCTGAGCTATAGCCTCTACAGTAGCACGATAAGTTGCATTATCATAATATTCTAACAATGCAATTAATTCATCTAGTGCGGGTAACAGCTCCTGGATCAAATCTGCTGTATCTGATGTTAAGTTTTTCATATCTATCTTCTCCAAGTTGTGGAAGTTTTGCCAGTTCGGTTTGAGTAACTATTACTGCTCGTCCCTTACTTTCCATCCAGTTAGTTAGTGTATCATAATCCATACCATCGAGCAAGTCTGTTTTAACTGTTTTTAGTGGGTGTGGATGTTCTACAGAGAAAAAACGTTTTGAGTTTGCATGGCGAAGATCACAAGTTTTGCGGTGTGTGCTTTGACGATTAGAGATGTATAGCGCTTGTGCCTCTTCAGTCCAAAGCAAACACCATTGAATACAACTTCCAGTATTATTATGAACACGAGTAGTTTCTGAACTTAGAATATCGCTCGCTGCACGGAGTGCACGATCTACCATCTGCAATTTATAGCTACGTCTAAGAGGTTGTTGAGCGCAGTACCAAGCTATTTGAAGTAGAGTAGTATATTGCGCTCTCCAGCAATCAAGATGTGCGCTCATACTAAAACCACTCTTCTGGATGTGCGCTTATAGCGTGTAAGCGTTGTGCACGTTGTGCAGCGTGTTCAGAAACGATAG